CATTGGCATAGAAGTATCATTATTACCCATTAACGCATAAGCATTACTGTATCTTTTATTTAATCTATTTTTATGGGCATTTAAACTATAATACCCCCCTGCAAGTGCAGATTTAAATGTTGTTTTATAATTTGCTAATTCATATGACTTTTGAGCATCTAAAAAAGATTTAGGGTCTGTATACTGTTTAAAATTACCCTTTAAAATAGAACTTATAGACCCTGCTCTACCTTGTTGGATAACTGTGTCTATAATAGATGCTTTAACACCTTCATTATTCCATAAACTCTGATTTAAATATTTTTGTAAAATATTATGGTGCAAGTTTAGGGTTACCTACAAATATAGATTTTTATAGAGGTCCTGCAGGTCAAAAGAAATTTAAGGAAGTTGCTAATGCTAATCCTCAAGCAATGTATAAAGCACAAGAGAGTTATTTATATAACCAATATTTTAAAGAAAAAACAGGTATAGATATTGAAGATTTAATTTTTCAAGGCTTGCTAGGAAAATAAGTTTAACTTAACACGATGACCCATTAGGAATCGTATGGATAGTAAAATAGAAACTAATACAAAGCCAAAGTGGATACCTCCCAATGCGGGTAAGGGTAGACCAAAAGGCGCACTCAACAAGACAACAACCTCTGCTAAGGAAGCAATTGCTTTAGCTGCCGAGGGATTGGGTGGTGCTGACAGGCTTATTGCTTGGGCGCAGGAAGACCCTGCTAACGAGAAAGCGTTTTGGACTAGCATTTACACCAAGCTACTACCCGTACAGGTGAGTGGTGAGGAAGGTGGACCGATTCAAGCCGTAATTACATGGCAAAAGTAATCGAGCTGCCGTACAAGCCTAGAGCACAACAGTTAATCCTGCATGATGCTTTAGAACAAAACAGGTTTGTAGTCGGGGTAATGCACAGGCGTTTTGGCAAGACTGTAGCTGCTATCAACCACTTGGTTAAGAAAGCTATTGAGTGCCAACTAGAAAACCCTAGATATTGTTATGTTGCGCCAACTTATACACAGGCTAAACGGATAGCGTTTGATTACTTGGTCAAGTTTACTCAGCCATTAGGAGCTACGGTAAACATATCCGAGCTGCGTGTAGACTTTTGGGGGCGCAGGATATCTCTGCATGGTGCTGATAATCCAGACTCCCTGCGTGGTACTTATTACGATGGGTGCGTGTTGGACGAGATTGCCGACATGAATCCTAAAGTGTGGAACGAGGTCTTGCGTGCAAGCCTTACAGACCGCATGGGTTGGTGCTTGTTTATCGGCACTCCCAAGGGCGCTAACCACTTTAAAGAGTTTAGAGACCGAGCAGAGACCGCAGACGGTTGGGGCTTGGTAGAGTTCAAGGCATCTGAGACTAAGATCATTCCTGAGTCTGAGCTAGAAGCCGCCAAGAGTGAGATGGGCGAGGATAAGTACAATCAAGAGTTTGAGTGCAGCTTCTCAGCGAGTGTAGAGGGAAGTTACTACGGTCAAATCTTGAATGGCTTAGAATCCGAGGGTAGATTCCACAAGATAGAACGGGATGACCTTTGCAAGACATTTGTGGCGTGGGACTTGGGCATGGGTGACTCAACATCTATTTGGGTCGCTCAAGTGGCTAATCACGAAGTAAGGCTCATGGATTACATAGAAAACCACGGGCAAGGTTTAGATTGGTACGTTCGGGAGTTGACTAACCGAGGTTGGCACAAAGCGCCTCAGTTATTGCCGCACGATGTACAGGTCAGAGAGCTAGGCACAGGCAAGAGCCGATTAGAGGTTCTACAAGAGGCGGGGCTAGACTGTACGGTAGTAGGTAGGCTAGGCGTAGATGATGGCATACAAGCCGTTAGAAGGCTGCTGCCGAGGTGTTATTTCAACGTACCGCAGGTTAAGCAAGGATTGGACTGTTTGCGTAACTATAGGCGAGAGTTTGACGAAAAGAGACAAGTGTTTTTCGACAAGCCTTTGCACGATTGGTCGAGCCACGGCTCAGACGCTTTCCGTTACTTAGCGGTCGGTATGGACGAGCGAGGCTCAGGATGGGGCAAGCCGTTACAAGTTAATACTAAGTGGGTGGTCTAAATGTTTGTGGAACGCCGAGGCAATCCGGTAACTCGTGAAGAGTACGATAATTTATTAAGGCGTGTTCAAGCGCTTGAGGAAATGTATGGACGATGGGAAACTGAAGTCGATTCTGGAAAACGAAATCGACAACGCAATCGGGTATCTGGACACAGAGACAACGGAAGCGAGAACCAAAGCCCTTGAATACTACCTACGTCAGCCTTATGGCAACGAGGTAGATGGTCGCAGTCAGATCGTAACGGGTGAGGTTGCCGAGGCTATCGATGGTGCATTGCCACAACTTATCCGAGTCTTTACGACTACTGAGGATATTGTCTACTTTGAGCCTAAAACTGCTGATGCTGAGGAGTCTGCTAAACAGGCCACAGATTACTGTAACTGGGTGTTCTACCGTGAGAACGAGGGTCTACTGATCCTGCACAACTGGTTCAAGGATGCCCTGCTGCAAAAGGTTGGTGTAGTTAAGTCCTACTGGGATGCCAAGGAAGACGTTACCAAAGAGAAATACCAGAGCTTGACTGAGGATGAGATGGCTCTCTTGTTGTCTGATGAGTCGCTAGAAGTAGTCAGGCAGAGCGTAGAGATGGTTCCGGCTGGCGTGGATATGATGGGTATGCCTATCGAGGCTCCGTCTTACTCTGTGACTGTCAAGCGGGTTAATAAGTACGGCTGTGTGAAGATTGAGAATGTCCCTCCTGAGGAGTTCCTGATTTCCAAGGCTGCTCGGAATATCGAGGATGCTCCTTTTGTAGCTCATCGTAAGCTAATGCAGCGGTCAGAGTTGATTGCGCTTGGCTACGACAAAGATACCGTAGATGAGCTACCTTCTTATGATGACCTGTCGTTCAGCACGAACCTGCGATAACTGCTTCTCCCTTTGAGACATCTCAGCGACCTTAACAGCATAGCCGATAGGATCAGTCTCTTTCAGGTAGTCAAGATTCTCAGACTCCTCTGGTTGGTGCAGCATCTGCTCGATCATGCCCAACCGTTGCGCATATTGATCGCGCATTGCCTTAGCCTCTTGAACCGCTTGACGTTCGGCCTCAACCGCCTTGCGTTCTTCCGCTACAGCTTGCGATTTCTTTGTATAATCAGTGCCAAGTTGATACGACTTAATGAGTTCATCTAGGGTTACCTCACGTTCTTCTCCCGCAGCTTTCACTCGGAATTTTTGAGGTTCCTCTGACTCATCAGCTTCTTCTTGTTCTACCTCAGATTCGTCCGATTCCTCGTATTCCTCTGATTCGGCATCGCTATCGTTGGATTCTGTGCGCTGTTCTGGTTGTTCCTGTTCGGAGCCGTCATCAGTACCCATTAATCCCAAAATAGCGTTAGCTGCACCATTTACATCTAACTGCGCACTTCCCTCTGGAGTGGTGCTTTCAGTATCGCTCATGTTTTCATTTCCATAATTATATAGGGAACCGCCCTATACGGACTACAAAATCTTCCATCTTTTTGCGTCAATGAGCTTTTGGTTAGTAAGCCCTTGAATATAACCTTCTATATCCTCTAGAACTCGGAGGCGTAGATACGCTTGTTCACGTAGTTCCATGTCGCTGTAATCTGTACTTCTAAACTTCTGTATCTCTAACTCTTTTAGCTCGTTCATTACCTCAATGAATCGCTCATCTTGAAGTATTCGAGCTGCCCAATCTGCTTTACTCATTGGACTAAACCACCTAATTCTTTAATCGCTTTCAGGACAATCTCAGCTTGCTTCTGACGCATCTGCTCGTCTGCCATGTCCATCGTTAAGATAGCCTGTAACTGCTGAACAGCTAACTGTGCTTCTTTAATCTTAATGTCAGCCTGTTGCTGCTGATTCTTCATAGCCATCTCTAAACCCTTTTGGGTATATTGAGCTTCGAGTTCCTGCTGCTTTAATCTCAATCTTTCCGCTTCAATCTGCGACTTCGCAGCGATCTTCTCTCGTTCAACGTTCGCAAGCATCTGAGCAACCTCTGCCTGTGCATCGGGTGATGGGGGTTGAGGCTGTGCAAGAGCAGCATCTTGTTCAGGAGTAATCTCGTTAAGAAATGCGTTTGCATCTTTAAACCCTGCTGACTCGATAAACTTTGCTAACGTGGTGCGATACTGACCTACCGATACTAGCGGATTAGATGGGCCGAACTGCTGCAATATCTGTTCTTGTTTCGCTAGAATCATCTGCAACATTGCTAGCTTCTGATCTCTGTCACCAGAACCAAGACCTACGTTAATGCTAATGTCGTATTCATTCGCCCAAGTTCTAGGATCGTACTGAACGTACTTGCCACGCATACGGACTAGCTTTGCCTTGTCCTGATACTTGCCCAGTAAATGCAAGATACCTCTGAACAGCGACTTAACGCCAGTATCAGCAAAGATACGAGCTATCAACTCTAGCTTGCCACTGTTAGACTTCATCATAGCCGCTACAGCAGTAGCTGTGACGTTAGACAACACATCTGGATCAAGACCAGCAGAAGCGTCTGACACGCCTGTACGTTTAGCCTGAACAGCATCCAAGTAATCAAACATTGGGAAAGCCTGACCAGTTACAGACGGCACTTGCATTGGGATCAGAGCATTAGGATTCTTAACTCGGATAATGCCACCAGGCGTAGCGTTAAGCATATCGTCAAGATTAACCTGACCATCAACCACGCCAACACGAGCATTATTCGTTAGATACAAGTTATCCAAAGTCTGACGCATTAACGTGGACTTGATTAACTGAATGTCCATCGTGCGATCAGCTAATGACTGACCAAAGAACTTATGTGGAATTGGTATCGGACAGATTGAATGGAACGGAATAACGTCTGTTTCCTCATCATCCAGAATCTCAGAGCCACAATACACAATCCTGCGTAACTCAGCGATACCGTCCTCGTCCTCATCAATACGTATATAGCACTCGTACACCTCAAGCACTTGCATCGAGAAGTCTAGGCTAGGCGATGAATCTGGTTGCTCGTCTTGATTAAATCG